ACATGTCTTCACGTTCTGATCCTAGCACAGCATTCACATAATATCTAGCTGCTAGAACTGTTCTATAACATCCAGTATAGATGATATCGTGTGCCCAAGCGTCTATGTATGCTTTGATATCTCGTTTGCACGAAGCAGGATCAAAACTGTAAGCAGGCCATGTCGCTGCTACATAAGCAGATCCTTCTGCTGCTAGGAAATTCTTGTTAGCATTTAGCAATAACACAGCATCAGTGAAACCTTCGTCTGTTCTCGCTGCATTAGTTCCGAACACTGTGACATCCTGTGTTCCGTCACCTAATCTAAATTCGATATAATTGATAACATCGATGATCAATGTTTCAATTTCTGCGATAGCTTCTACCGAAGGACTGACTAAAACTTGTCTTTCTACTTCTGTAGTAGTTTCTTCTAGAGTATCTGGATCGACGGTGACAATAGTATCTACTACAGTTTTGAAAAGTGATACCACTGGAGTTTCGGGGTTTCCTGCGGTCTTTGTAGGAGTGATACCAGAAAGTATCTGTCCGATCATCGTAGAAACACGCTGGAGTCCTCTGATACTATAGATATAATCTCCGGCTAATGCAGGGTTTGCAGGTTTAGGAAGTATAGTAGTCGATCTTAGTTCTGCTCCTACTACGGCTGTTCTCTTAGGAACTATTATGGGCAATACTTCTTCGTAATATCCAGTGGCTATGCTGACTTTGGTAGTACCTTCCCAACCGTCATTGGCTCTTTCGCAGGCGAACCTTACAGTTCTCCATGGAAAGTATTCCGAGGTACCTCTTAAAGGATCATCTGCATCGTCTACACCGTCGGTGGCCACAAAGAAGGTTCTCGCTAGAATACCTTTGTCGGAATAGTCTACCGAACCTTCTTCGTTCGTTTGCAGTACCTGTCCAAAACCTCCAATTGGGATCCTTGTTATGTCTTGTGTGCTTTCGTCCCCGGCTAGTCCTCTTGAAAGATCGTATGTTAGCAAATCTCCTCGGCTTCTTAAACCCTGCTTGCCGATGGATTCTATGGTCATATCCCAATATTCAAATCCGCTACCGTTATCTCCGGGATAATTTTGACTGCTAGAATCGTGTCCGAAGTTACATGTGTAAACATCACCTTCAAATATTACCATGTCTCCGACAAAATAAAGTCGATTTTCCGACCACTCTGCTTTCCATGCGCTTCCTGGTACTACTAATTCCCAATTAGAAATATCTAAGTAATCTAATGTACTGGCGTCGCTGACTGTATCGAGCAGAGCAACATAGAGGTTTCCTCCTCTACGCACAACATCTCCCATTTTGTAGGTGTCGTCCTGTGACCACTCACCTCGAAAATTGATACCTTTGCTCAATATCGCCCAATAATCTTCGGGAGCTACGATATTGTAGATAGAATCTAACGGCAATCTGTTATAGTTAGCTCGTGTAGCATAAAATAGATATCCGCCGTAACGAACTACGCTGCCAATGCCATAATAGATATTCTGTGTCCATTCTTGATCAAACTGGAATCCGTATAGCTCTACTTGCCAAAATTCTTCTTCGTATGCCTCATCAGGAAGAGAAGTATGTCCTGTCAAACATCTTAGCAAAGAACCGTTGTAAGCAACTAAGTCATCTTTTCTATATCTAGTATCGCTGGCCCACTGTCCTCTAAATTCTACACCTTCGTAATACGGCGTCCATGTTTCGAGTGTGCTGTCGTCAGTGGCATCATTATTACCTACTTCAATACCTTCGTCGGACGTTCCGGAAGTGTGTCCTAAAATACATCTATAAGTATTTCCTCCGTAATTGACTACATCGCCGATTCCGTATCTAGTAGCTTCAGTCCAGTCTCCTTTAAAATCAACACCGTAGGCAAATATTTCCCAATTTAGTATGTTAGCATCGAATGTCGCTTGAGATAAATGTCCGTCTACACAGACCCACAAATATCCTCCGTAGTTTACTACTTCGCCGATGTTATATTGGGTCGCGGTCGTCCAATTTCCTGCCCATGAGCCTACAGATTCGGTCATAGACCTCCATCTTGGCGTTTCTGCAGTATCTCCAGGAACCAAAAAGTTTAAGTCATCATAAAAATCGTCTTGAGCAACGTGAGTGACTATACAGACAAAGCTGCTACCGCCATAGCTTACAACGTCGTCTCTCTTATAAGAAGTTCCTGTGATCCACGGGCCCTTCCATGTATATCTAAATTGACCTATCTTAAATTCTGCCATAATCTATCTCTTTATGATGAAATACCTTCTGGATAATCGTATCCGCTGAATAGTCTTTGTACGAAATTTCCTTCTTCGTCTACGTAATAAAAAGCTGCACGAGCATCCCAACGATATTGAGGATATTTTAAATTTTCATAATTTTTATCATGATTATCATCAATACCATCGAAAAAATCTACGCCTGCTTCAAAATCTTCGAAATTGTTTTCTGGACGGCCTGCGATGTTTATCTCGTAGGAATCTTTATCAGTGAGCTGATCGCTTCGTACTAGGAATAGTTCTCCGTCGTCGTTTCTGCGTAAGGCAAAAAAGTACTGCGGACTGTTTCCTAAAATGTCGTCTGGTGTTCTTCCAAAATAAAATGCCATTGCCCGCTCCTTATGATATCTCTACGTAACTAACTATCACGTCGAGGCTATTGTCTATATTGCTATTGATTCTCATTCCTGCCGTCTCTGGTAAGATTAATTTTTCGCCGTCTGTCACTACTTTAACTGATGTGTTCGGAGGAATGATAACATTTTTCAAATATAAAGCCGGTGCACTATCTTCGTTGACGACATAGACATCTACTACTACTGTTTCGTAGAGTGTTGTATTTGCTAGATTACAACCAACAACAGTGGCTCGTATTCCTTCGGCGATCTGTAAAACATCGACGGGCACGGTTCCTATATTGGTTGCGGTTGACATTTTAAACTGGGTGGGCATTTTCTCGTTATCCTAACATTAGTGAGTATATAGTCGAAATTTCGTTAGCATCATTTTCCGAAACAGCGCCTGACGATCCTGCTGGGCTTGCCCAGGCTGTTCCTGTCCATACCTCTAAAGCCCTTGACACTGTATTATATCTAGTCATTCCGACTTCTGCGTATGCAGTAGGTCTTTCTCCGTCATTGCCTACAGGAGGAACAAAACCATTTGTACCGTCAATTTTAAAATAGCCTGTACCTGTATGAACTATCTGGGTGACTGCATTTACGACTACGTTGGTAATAATATTACCGTTAAATTTCAAATTACCTAGACGAACCCCTCCGCTAGAGTTACCTTCTAAGTAGACGTCTTGTCCGGCAGTTGTGGAAATCGTGTTATCGTTAAAGATAAGATTTCCGATATTCAACGAAGGAATATTGATCTGGGTAGTATAAAAGTTATTAACATAGATATCATTCCATCGATACGAAGGGCTTCCTAGATCCCAGGTGTCATCTGCCTCCGGAATTAAATCACTTTGAATGCTGGCATTGATTTGAATACTGTCTGTAGACTCGTCACCAATAATAATGTTTCCGCCAATAGTTATACTTCCGTTCGCTGTAATATTTCCTGTAACATCTAAGTTTCCGGTTACATTGGTATTGGCCTGTAGTTCGATCGTTCCTGTGCCGTTTGGAAGTATTTCGATTGGACTGTTTGAATTTACTGTGGAAATCGAATTACCTTGTATTTCAAAATCGTCGATAGCTAGTTTAGAATGGTAAACTGTGGGCTCATTACCTGATGCTGTAAAGTCTACGATGTTTGTGCTGCTAGTAATAGAATTTCCAGTAAAAGTAAGATTAGCTATAGAAGCTGTGTTATCTACTCTTATGGTTGTTGTTTTTGTTGTGCCGCTGACATCTAGATCGGTAGTAGGGGCGATTTTATTCACGCCGATTCGAGCGTTTGTAACGTCTAGGTATAAAAGGTCAGTCTCAAAGGCTAAATCTACGCCATCGCGGACGAGATTTGACTTTAAGAGCGGACCCGAGATTCGACCAATCGAGTTTGCCATTCGCTCTCCTATCTACCCCGTGTTTCACGGTTAACCACCTTACATTGCGGGTTTACCACAGTTTAACCATACGAGAAATGGTCGTTTCTCGTAATCAATAGTATTTATGCAGATTGGAAATTATCCGAATGTTAGTGCTCGAGAAATCGCTAGATCGATCATTAGTTCGTTGGTTACCACTGCACCAGGTCCAGTGGCCACTATGTAAGTGTCTCCGTCGAAGCATTCCATCAATTCTAAATCAGTGTTCCAGCGTGTTTCTCCAATTTCTAGATACTGTCTTTCAGCAGTTGTACCTGCAGGAATCCTAAATGCATCGTTGGCTGTAAATTTTAAGTATCCTGTTCCAGTATGCTGTATAGTCAAAGGAGTATTGTCGAGTCCGGCACCATTTCCATATTGTGTGTACAACACCGGATCGTCAAATATATAAGGTTTGATGACTGTGTGATACCATCTCTGTTCATTATTAGTAGAAGCTCCGGTTCCTAATCCGATATCGAGAATTTTTTGAGCATCATCCGCGTTGACTATATTAAAATTATCTTGATCGTTTCTGATATCTCCTAGCGATGCTGTTCTAGGAATATCAGAAGTAGATCCAGGTCCTGTTACGATTTCTTCGATACCAGTTACAACATTATCAATCCACAATGCTTTATCTATAACATTACCTGCAACAGCACTTAAAATACTGTTACTGATCGATGTCGGATCTAGTTCCGGGGTTTCAACTAAATTAGTTAAATTATTTCCTTCTATTTTTATTTGCTCAACATAGGTTACTCCAGTACTTGGTGTGATAAACAAGTCTTCATTAGATAGTACTGTGGTAATCTGATTTGAAGGGCCGCCAATATAAGTTTGTTCGCTGACTAATGCGCTATCTGGGCGTATAGTGGTTATGTTTCTCCAATCTGTTATATGTGCTTCTGCCCATCTCTTAGAAACTGAACCTAGATTATATGTTAAAGTTAGACCTGGATTTATGTCTTGAGTTAGATCGGTTCCGATTTCAACGACGTCAGTGGGTTCATCGCCGATTATAATATTACTGTTAGTTCGTAGATTTCCATCGAGAGAAACAGCACCAGTTACATTTAAATTTCCAGTAACGTTAGTATTAGCTTGTAATTCTATCGTTCCCGTGCCGCTAGGGTTGAAAAGTATGTTAGTATTATTTGTGGTTGATGTTAGCTTATTTCCGTCAAACAATAAGTTGGCTGTTGATAATTTGTCAAACAGTATAGATCCGTTTGAACCAGTAGTGAAAATTTCTATATTACCTACAGTAGTTCCTATTCTATTATTGTTTATATAAAAATTGTTTATATAAGCATCGCTGTCGACTATCAATCTTCGAGTCAAAACATCGCCATTGATTTCTAATTCATATCCAGGTGTATCTGTGTTGATTCCTATACCGGACCCGTTTAGAACTTCTGGTAGGGTTGAGTCATAGTTAGGATCGCCCTCTTCTCCGTCAACTTCGTGATTGCCTTTGACGATAGGAGATACTTTAAGGTATAATAGATCTGTGTTGAATGCTAGGTCAACACCATTTCTTAAAAGATTTTCAGATAGAAGTTTTCCGCTGATTCTACCCAGAGACGGAGCCTGATCTGGTTCTAGACCAAAAGGTGAAGCTCCTCCTAAATTGCCGGGCCCGCCTAATACTCCTGCCATTTATAACTCCTTATGCTCCTACATCGCCGTTTAGTGCCTTGACCACTGTGGCTAATCTATCTAATGCTTCGCCTACAGTCGTCGGAGCTGTTCCGGACCAGTCGCCGGCGGTAGTTGGATAGTATGCTAGGCTACCATCGACTCCATTTACAATCATTGTGCTATCATCAGCAAATACGCTGCCTTTAAGGTCTCCTAATACAGATAATCCTTCGACTATTGCTGCACTGAAATTAACATTACCATTGAAAACAATATTATTGCTTCCGTGGCCTATCGTAACCGTACCACTTGTACCAACTCCGATATTGATCGGAGAAGTTGCTGCGCCTTGAATTGTAATAGTGCCTGTGGTTCCTAGATTGATACTTCCGTCTAAGTCACTTATTGAAATATTACCGGCTCCGGTAAAATCACTCAATCCTACAGAACCGTTTTGAGCAACAATATTAAAATTACCGTTAGAGGATTGTAGATAAGCACTTGTAGAAGAGTTCATTATTATATCAGCATCTGAAGCTATTGTCAGTGTTGATGTATTCTCTAATCTTGGTGTTATTATTTCTAAAGCATATATCTTATTATCAACGGCATCCACTATTACAGAACTGTCATCAGCAAATACTGAACCTTTGATATCTCCGGTTATCGAAGCTTCTAATCCTGTTATAGTTGATCCTGTAACTAGGATTGTTGAATTCTGCATGTCAATAGTCTTGCCATCGCCGAAGTCAAATATATCAGCAGTTACTCCAATTTCTATTGATCCTGGACCACCGTCATTATAAGTCAGTCCTTGTGATGTGACATTTATCAACGCACTACCATCTATTGCCGGCAACGCACCTGATAGGTTTGCCGCTGGTATGATTCCACTTACCGCATCGATTAGTAAAGTCGAATCATCAGCAAATACTGAACCTTTGATATCTCCGGTAGTTTCTATGGTAATTCTATCATTGCCTGCATCAGTAGTTAGGTTTATACCAACTCCAGCTACTAATGTAAGAGTATCTGTAGCACTGTCTGCCGTCACGGTGCTTTGCCCCGAAACTGCTATGTTTTTAAAACTGTCTGTGGTTGTAGAAGTTATGATAGAATTTGCCACAGAAGAAGGTAGGGTAGAATAAACAACTTTTCCACCGCCGGGAAAATTCACTATGAGATCATTATTGCTAGAAGAAATTATGGTATCTCTAGAAAGAGTAGACGCAGAAGCATTATATGTGCCTCGTCCTATCTCCCAGTTACCGGCTACATCATAAACACCGTAATATGTTTCATTACCGTCGCCGATTGCATCAAATCCTTGATGTCCTTGGAACGTATGCTCTAATAGAAACGGACTAGTTCCGTCTGTGAATGATCTTACTTTAATTCGATCGGCGACCACTAATGCCATACATATCTCCGTATTTGATATGTATATTTACCGCAAAATCAAATATATTATGTTGCGTAACCGAAGAAGATCGTAATGTATTTGTCAAAAGGTACAGAACTAGTAAACTCGATCCAAGTTTCGCCTGTACCTTGATAGTTATACAGCAGATTAAAGTTAGTATCGGAAATCTGTATAACGTTTTCAACTAATACGATAATGGAATTTTCAGATGGTGGAATAGCTAATAAAGGACCAAACACAATAGTTGAACCGTCACCGGGTCCTAGCGTCTGTTTGGTGATAGCAGAAACTCCAGGAGCTGCTACAGTCTGCCATACGCCTGCGATATATGCTTCAATGCTGTTTAGGGTCGTGTTATATCTGATAAATCCGCTAGGCCCATTAGGAGTTCTAACATTTGCTAGATCCGGTCTCTGTGCTGTTGTTCCTTTAGGAAGTCGCAAGCCGCCAGTTAAATCCATTACCGCTCTACCAAAGTGATTGGTAAAGAATGTGTTATCTGTGATAGACCAACGGCTGATATTTTTTTGCTTTAAGAATTTCATACTGGTAACGAGCTCACAGTAGCAATAATTAAAATTTTTCTAGCTTCGCCTGTGCCTGAACCTACACCTGTAGCGGTAAAAATAGTTCCAACAACACTGTCTGCAGCACCGACTGCTGTAAAATCTGTATCTCCTGCATCTTCAATTATGTATGTGCTACCAATGTTAAAAGATCCTGCAACGTCGACGTCTCCATCTGTTGAGCCGATCCAGATCGAATCATTGCTATCTAAAATTATTCTTTCGTCGGAGAAAAATACAGTTTCGCCCGCCGGAACGATTAGATTGCTTACAACTAAATTTCTTCTTGTCGCTGTTGAACCGTTTTTTACAAAATGTATATTGACAGTAGCAGAATTTACAGTTTCGTCTGTTAAATCAGGTTCTTCGATGTTGCAAAGAGCTATAGTAGTGATAGCTGTTTGTTGTCCTGTGCCTCCAGACAATCCTGTATCAGTTGCTGTAAATGTTCTAACAGGAATTGTAATATCACCAGTTGTAATTGTTGTGCTAGTAATCATATCCGTCTCTTAAAAAATCATGCTGAAAAGCAATGCTTTGTTTTTATTAATTAGTTCTCCGCTTCTATCGCTGTTTACAAAATAAACACCTGTAGTAGCAAGCCCTGGAGTAGAAGTATATAAAATAATAGAATCTTCTACCGAACCAGGAATTACTCCAATCTTATCTAACTGGATTCCATAATTCGTCTGTAATTTACCCGTTCCTTCGGTTCGGAGGAAGATGTTTACATTGGAATCATTATAGGTAGTTACTTCTGTTCCGGTAATTTGTAAACCTTGTATCACAGCATTGTCATCGTAAAACACACTATTGATATTGTTATCAACGATAACGCTGATCAAACTTTCTGTAGGTTGGCTGGTATAAGGTCCTATCGCTGGAGGAAAATTCTGTAGAGGATCTAAAGGATCGTCTACATCAAATACCACGACTCTAGTATTTTCTTGGACTATCTGATATGTAGGATTATTTCTAATAGCATCATCTACATATTTTTTATTAGGTATTACTGAATTATCTTCTCTGTCTCTAACCTGTTGAGCATAATCATTAGCGTTGCCAATTTTAATTACACCAGTTCTAGATGTATCTCCAATAAGAGTTAAATCTCCGTTATCGATATCCGGATCAACTAAAATTCTTCTCAGTTTTAAATTGCTATCTGAAAAACTAATAGTTCCTGTAACATTTCCATGTGCTATTTCCCAGGTATTAGTATTTTCGTTATAGATCAAAAGAGCATTGTCTTGAACAGTGGCAGGTGTAGTAGAAGTGTCACCTCTGTCAATTTCTATACCTGAATATTCTAAAGTTACTCCCGGCCCAAGTTCTCCGTAATTTAATACTATGATATTATCTTGTACATTAAGATTTTCAGCAGACACAGTAAGTGTGTCACCAACGACGACTAAGTTTCCAGTGACTCTTACATCACCAACACCTGGTCCGGTGTCCAGAGTGATCTGGCCACCTTCTTTGGTTTTGATGTTATAGTCGCCGTTGACTTGCAGATACTGTGCCATGCTTAGATCCTAATTACAGAACGTCAATGTTAACGATACCTAATGTTACATCTAGTCTCTCTTCGTCTGTTTGCTCTGTTTGTAGTGTATACTTTCGAGTGATACGAGTACTAGCATCATTATCTGCTTGAATGTCTACTGTTCTGTTTTTTAATTTTACTACCCAGTAAATCGTAGAACCGTCTGATGCACCTTCGAGGTCACCGACTTCGACAGCGATATCAAAAGTACCTGCTACTAATGCTGGAGATTTACCAACAAGAGTGCATACCTCTGATTTACTGCCATCAGATGCCTCTACTAGAAATTTACGTGTACTACGCTGACGGCTAATATAAACTCTTACACCGTTTTCATTATCTGCTTGAGCTGTGCCATCTGCCCATTTAACGTTGGTTACCGCGATGCGGCCCGGTGCATTACCGATTTTTCTTTTTTGAATTGGACGTCCCATTTGTTTTCTCCTTATGTTGACGTTCTAGGTCTACGCGGCGGGTTACCGCATAAGTCCGGTCCTTCCGGCTCTCATTTTAGACTATGTATTTATCTTTGAGATAGCAATGCTATGAGCTCAATTTTTCCTACTGTAGATAACAATTGATTGATCGAGTCTATTTCTTTTTGTGCTTTTTCAAGATAAGATCGACTATGTGTCTGTCGATAATGTACTAGAGAAATACTATATTGTTTAATATGTTCTTCGACTATTGCTTCAATTTTTGCTATGTCGTGACGGAACATAGGAAATCTTTTATGATAGCTGCCGATGTGTTTTCGAAGCTCGGTAAAATCTTTTTCTGATTCTATCTGCATGAAGATATTTAAGTCAAACAAAAAGGACCCGAAGGTCCTTTTTGAACTTACAAAAATAAATTTTACTGATTAAGCAAAACGTAGATTTGCGGATGTTACAGCAACCTTGCCTAGGTAGTCAGCTGCGTTACCTAGAGAAGAAGCAGTGTTTGTTAGCTCGACATAGCCGTAGCGTGTCATGAAGCTAACTACTGGTTCGAAGGTTGATGGATCTAGAACAACACCACTGCTCATCAATGGGATGTATGGGCAGTAGAATGCTGCTGCGTCAGATTCGCTAGAACCTTTGTAACCAATGACGATGTCGTCACTAACAGCGTAGCCGTTTACATACACTTTCATTGCGCTGTTCAATGTTCCAACGAACTTAGTGTTTGTTGGAGCTTCGAATGTGCCTTCTGTTGTTCTTGCGAAAGCAGAAGTTGTAGCACTCTGAAGAAGTGTTAGTACTGTTGGGGAAACAACAGCCCAGTTACCAGCGCCACGACGTGTACGCTGAGCAATTAGGTTGCTAACTCTGTTGATCATAACAGCTAGAGCAGCATGCTCGTCACCAACGAAAGTAGCAGTACCAGAAACGGCAGCTTGATCGTATGTTAGAGCGGCTGTACCAGCCAATGTACCTAGAGAAGTTAGAACTTCTTGATCGATCTCAGCAGTGATCTCTTGTGCTAGAGCAGCCATGATTTCTGCTTCGATATCGATACCTTGTTGAGCTTGTGCATCTTGTGCAGCTTCGAAAGTCCAACGTGCGCTGAGCTTACGAGTTTTAGCTTCAACAGTTTGTTTCAAGATTTGAATGCTCATCTTGTTACCAGCAACACCTTCAAGAGCGGCTGTAGAAGACGCCTTGTCAGTTGTGTTGGAACCAGAATAGCCCTGAGCAATCTTGAATGGGCTTAGTGCTTCTTCACCTGCTGTTACATCAGTTCCTAATGGAGCTGGAGAAGCAGAAGATGTGAAAGCGTCGGCATAACGCACACGTAGAGTGTGGATTTGACCAACTGGGCCTGTCATAGGCTGTACACCAACTAGTTCATTAGCAATGACTGTTGGCATTACACGTCTGATCACTGGAAGGATCACACGATTTAGGGTTGCAACGTTACCGGCGGATGTAGCACCAGCAGTGGCAGACTCTGCCAAATACTTGCGAGTATTTTCTAGAGTTGTTGCCATAACTGTACGCTTGTTACCTTGTAGGCCTTCGAGCAGTGCCTCTTTGGTTTCCGACCAGCGTGACTCGAGTAGTTGTGACATTATAGTTCTCCTTAAACTTTTAGTCCCGCAAGCCTGCGGATGTCGAATATTTCAGCAGTTTTTTCTTCGCTGCTGACTGATGGTGCCTGTTTATCGCCTGTAATTTCTTTCGCCTCTGTAAGTGCTTTTTTCGCCGGTGCTTTACCATCCATTACAGCTGGTAAGTACTTGTCAAATGCACTGTGTAGTTTAGAAGTCTGTACCGATTCAAGTAATTCTTTCATTACTTCACGCTTGTCTCCGCTTAAAGGACCTAATAGCTCAGACATTACGTCTTTGCGTTGTGCCTGTTCACGGATAGCAGCGAGTTCAGTTTCGCGACTTTCAACTAGTTTTTGTGTTTCTGCTACAACTTTAGCAGCCTCTTCAAGTTCGAGTTCTTTCTTCTGTACTACTTTGAGTAGTTTAGCAGTTTCAGATTTCTCATTGAGATGGCTTGTAGCGTATTCGCTAGCAAAACTTTCAAAAATTCTGCGACCAAAGTCATTCTTACGAGCAGCTTCGATATCTTCGCGTAGCTGAGTCATTTCAGAACGCAGGCCTTTCGACACTGTTTCCTGAACGATTTTAGCAGAACGCTCGATAAATTCTTTCTTGACAGATTCAAACTTAGCCTTAGACTCACGTACTAGTCGTACTTTAGTTTCGGCTAGGTCTTTCTTGTCGCTGTGGAATTCTGCGATTTCTTTCGCTAGTGCATCCACGATGAAAGATTCTAGTTTTGCAACATTAGCTGCTACAGATTTACGATCTTCGTGTAGTTCTGCGATCTCTTTGCGGAGATTGTTAAAAACGAAAGATTCCATAGCTTTGCTATCTTCTTTCATTTTCATAACATACTTGGCACGGGCTTCGATCAGACCTTGGCGATCTTCTGCAAGTTCGCCTAGTTCTGCTTGTAGACGATCAGCTAGCATAGATTCAACGGCTTCTACCATTGCTGATTTGTCATGCTCGTACTTCTGTGCAAATTCTTCACGTAGTTCTGTAGTGACTTGTTCACGGTTTTCTTGAATACGTTGTTGCCAAGCGGATTCAATTTCCGATTTTGTTTCTTCGGAAATCACATTGTTTTCGAACAATTGTTTTACGATGTCTAGCATGTGATTCTCCTACTGTTATTTGAGGCTCGAAATGATTTTTTTCAAGCTCTCAGCTAGGTAACGCTGTGCCTGTGGATCGCCTTTGATTTCTTGTGCTATTTGATATGCCTTGTAGCCACCTGTATTATTCATCAAGTGTTCATAAACTGGAGTTGGGTAAGCTCCCGGGGCGGAAGGTTGTGCTACTATGTCAACTGTGATAATCTCAAAACCTTGCACATTACCACTTCCATCAACTTCGCCGGAACCTCTGCTTGATACACCCAACTTACATCCCGACTCCAACATAGTCTGTACTAGTTGACCCATTGGAGTAGGAATTATTTTTAGTTTTCCGTAGCCGTTAGGACCATCCATCCACATCTTGGTAATCATATGA